AGCCAATCAGAAGAGCGGAAGTGGGAAGAGTAACGCCAAGCACCCAAAACAATACTATCATCACCGCAAAAAGCCGCAGGAGTTCGTTTAGCACAATCCAAGGCAGCGCCGGTCAACGCAGTGTTACGAGCAGTGTTGAGAATCAAAGTGTATCTGTCACCGCTTTCTTGACGAGGAAGATGAGGACCAAGATGTGAGTAGGTGTTAAGCCGGTCATCTTTAAACGCGGAAATATACTCCTCAGGGAAGTGACAAAGGTTCATCAACCACAAATCGAACTCTAGAAAAACATGGTCTACACCGGAATCCCAAGCAGTGTAATCGTTCGCGGTCATGAGTCCCAGTTTCCACCAGACTTTGTACCAAAGAGACAACGCATCCGGGGACACGCGAGTGTAAATCATGGTAGACTCAAAAGCGTGCTTCAAAAACTGCGTTTCGAGGTAGACGGCGAAAGGGGAATCACGGAAGATGCGACCAAGATGAAAGTCAGACACAGTTTGACTAGGAAAGGCTTTGCCGCGCCACTTGCTTTTCTTCTTGATGTATTGGCCTTTGGGAAACAACTTGACCATGTTATAAGGAGCATCCATGTTTTGTTTTTCGACGCTGGCGACCAAGGTTTTCTTCGTTCTTTTTGAGGCCCAGCTAGCGAGCTTGACGCGGTTGCATTCCTCCATCATAGCGGGGTTAAAAGATTCCGAATTCCAAGCATCAACATCTACAAATTTGGCGAATCCTCGTTTGAGCTGGTCCACACGGCGTTGGTCATTACGAGTCAAAGAGAGATTGTACCTTCCAACTCGAATCCTCTTGCGCATCCCAAGGGCGTCTGTGACTTTGTCAGCCCGAGTATGGTGCAAAGCGGCCTGAGAGCCATCCTGGATTACCTGATAAGTTTGCTCCAAATTAGGCAACACAATTTCACGGTCATCACTTTGCACGGGCTCCTCCTGATCGAACATAGGATCATGATTGGCGGTCAAGACTGGTTCCGGAGGTAAAACATAGCCAGTGCCTGTGGCACTAAGCTCGGAAGAACTATCAAGAACAGTCAAGTGGCGCACTATGTGTGAGACTTCGGCAGCGGCGGCGTTGTGCGGGGTGCAAGTATGACGAGAGAATGCAGGGCTAGCAGCGTGTTTTGGCCCATTCAAGGCGGCACGATGAGTGCGAGCGGTGTACAAATCTGAACGAAGGGGACTCTCAAGCCAAGAAGACCGATCTTTGGCGCTGACGCCACGATAAACTCCGATGTTGGGGTTGGGGGCAGCGAGGCCTAAACGTTGCGCGGCTGCGGGAGACAAACATCTGCTCATGTGGGACAAGACTGCACTGCGAACCAGACCATCAGGATCCATATTGACATGCATGTAAGGGTTGCGCTGAACGGAAGCTACGGCCACCAAGGCAGTGAGGATTTGGCTCTTGCTCCAAGCGGCTTCTATGAAGGTCTGAGAGCTCATCATTGGACCTAACTTGAGATAGATGTTGCCAGTGGAGCGCGTAAGAGCAGTCCAGGCAGCTTTTTCTGTTACAGTTGCAGTTAGACCCCCCAAATCGATACAAACATCACCGTGAATTGTGTGACCCTGAGCCTCGGTGAAAGTGTCAGCAACCTGCCCACCCATGTTTTGAGTCTGAGTGAAGCGAGGAGACACAGCCAAAAGAGGAACATCGGCCGGAGCAGCAGAAACCAAGATGACCTGCCCACGGGTCACAACACGACCAGGAATGCGGGGGGCACGAGGGAGTCCAAAAAGATCTATCACATCGTCAGCAGAGCGAACAATTTGTGTGCCGTAATAATCACTCATATTGCCTAACCAGGTAGCGGTGGACGGGTGCTTACGGGACAATGACGGCGCCTCGGGGAAAACACCTTGAGCTTGACAGACATCGAAGGTGACATAAATGTCACTAACACCCGGATTTGCGGCAATGAATAGAGGCAAGAAGGAGTTCCAGCATTTACCGGCGTCATCAAAAACCACAGTGCCGGAACGAGGTTGAGCTAGTGGCATGCACCCAGTCATGAAATTGCCCGCTTGGAGTCCTAACCCGGCAAAGGTTGTCATCATGGCATTTTTGAGCGGCTCCCTCAGATCATGGTCCCAGGTATGGAAGGCCAGAGTAGCAGGGGTAAACGGAGATCTAGCGTGGTGTTGCAGCAGCTCCCGTGATAAACCAGCAGTTTTTCCAGTGCCATAAGCACCATGTATAAGGTGCAAGTTCACGGGGCGGCGAGCCATACCATGTCCTGTTGTGATCCATTGGTACCAATCCTTAGCAACCACATCTATGTAACGAGCAATATCGAGTGGCCTGAAATCATGAAGGTTCATCACGGAGGGCTTGTTTTTAATGTCCGTGGCCAACTGACAGGCGAAACTTGCGTCCTGGGCAGTCGGTGTGTACAACACCGTTTGAGTTTGAACCGGCACCGAGGGGAGAACCATGTTGCCAAGTCGATTTGCAGGCTGATGAAGGCCGAGTCCGTTTCGCATTACACCCTGAAGCCGACGGTAAACCACTGCCATGGCAGTGGAGGGCAAATTAAC